CCAAACGACCAATGCTGGCTCTATACAAAATCTTTGCGTCGGCTGGAGTCATCACGCCCCCTGCTGCAAGCCAGTGACCACCGCTTGAACTTGCCCGATCGCCGTCCGAGTGACACTGATAAAAATCCTCTCCATCGTTGGGCTGGGCGCTACATATACATCACAGCGAACGATTCCTTGTTCTAGGTCGATCGCCGGGTTATTCGCCCGCCCACAAATCACAGCAAATGCCTCCTCAGGGTTTGCCCCAAACAAAGCACCGCCATCCCAAAGCGTGTAACAAATCGATTCAGCCGTTTCTCGAATGCGGGTAAACAGCACACCTTGTCCATCTACTGCACTAAACACTTCTGCATCGAAGGCATCGCGCAACGTTCCGATCAGCACATTGAGGATGACCCGTGTATTGATGAAGCGGTAGTAAGGATTGCTGCTGCGAGTTCTGGCACCGTAAATCAGTACGCCTTGATTAGGAAAATAACGAATCAAGTTAATGCCCAATGGGTTTGACACTGCTTGCTGTGCTTTGCCAACTCTCACCGCAACATCTGTTACCCCTTTGACAGGGTACTGACCGCCAGCGGGCGGTTGCTGGAATCCTTGATCGCGGTAACGACGAATAGCAATTCCGGCGATCGCCGCCGATGGTGGTACCAGAGTGCCTACTAAATTTTTGACATAAGGATAGAAATAAGCCAAATGCCCCCGTGCAGTCGTATAAAGCTGCCCACCAATGTTGGCTTTCGCTACTGAGTCAATGATTAATGGCGGCCCCGAGTCCACTAATGCCATCCAATCAAAGCCCTCGTTGGAGCAATGGTCTTCCATCGCCGTGCCCACAGATACGCGATCGGCTTGATCCGTCAGCGTAGAAAATGCTTCAGGGGCAATCAAAAAGCCTTGTTTGTCAAAGTCTGGGTCAAAAGTTCGAGCGATCGCCTGAATGAATTGCTGAACCAATGGGGCGATCGGGGATGGGGTTGCGACGGCAGTTGACCCGCCTGGGGCTGTAGGTGCAGTGATTACCAACAATGTCCCAGTCTTAGCAACGAGACTAAAGCCCGTCCCTGTAATGTTTGATACGGTGGCAATTAGCCCTACTGTGACATGTGCCGTGATTGCCGCTGCCAAACCTGCGACGATCGCCGCTAATGTTTGACCACCAGACGATACAAATGAAACAGTCGTACCATTCACTGTTACTGACCAGGTGCCGTTTGCTGCCACGCCAAAAACTAAAGAACTTGACCAATAAGAAGCGGTCAGATTGGAACCACCTGGAGAAACCAAGGTGCCAAGGGTAAAGCTTGTTGCCATTACCAAGCTTTCGAGGCGAATTAGTCCATTGGTGCCTGCGATCGCCCTGACAACTGTATTAACTGATGTGTTGGCATTGATAGCGGCAACTAGCCCGGTCACGATTAACGCTTGTGTGTCAGTAATCAATGCCGTATATGTACTGCTGTTGCCATTAATAGGAACGGTGAATGCTCCAGAAGCAGCCGTGCCGACTTGAATGTCGATTCGCGCTGGGGCACCGCAACGGACGAAGAATGCTATGCCGTTGGGATTATTAGCAAAGTAAAGACTGACTGCATCCAAGCTCGGAGAGATGCCAAATTGATTGGTGAGGTCATCAGTGCTGATGATTTGAGTGCTTGTGTTGTAATTGCCTAGCGCCCCGGTGCCTAAGATGTAGGCGCGATCGTGGGTCGCCAGCCCCGCAGGAATTAATCCAGCAGTTGATTCGCTAATAAAAACGCCGGGTGCATTAATTATGTTTGAGTTTAGGACTACGGGCATGGGCTATCACCTGCACTTTATACGGATGCAGGATGCCCATTGGCTATGGTTCCAGGTTTATATCGAATTCTCTATCCAACTGTGCCGCGCCCTTATCGTGGGGCAGCGAACCCACAGGCGATCGCCAAAGCCCACTCATGACCTGCACCAATTCCCACGGCTCTGGCGACTCATCAATCACCTCATACTCACGCGGCAACATCAGCGGCGCTATCCAGGACTGCGTGTAATACCATGTCCCTTCATCCAAATCACTAAAAGCTTCAGAAGTGGGATACATCCCCCGATCCATCCCTGCCAGTGGCACAAACCCCAGCAAGCTAGTTCGCAGCAAGTCGAGCAACGGATAAACCCCGGTGTGGGTTCGCAAGTTCATCAACTGCAAGCTAATTTCCCACTCTGACAGCATCTCCATCGACAACGGAAAATCGCCCATCTTGCGAAAAGACGATCGCTTGTACCCCACCAAAATTTGACCTCTAGGCGTAGGCAATCCCAACTCTCTAGGGTTGTCAGGAAACGCCCGTAGCCGCAGCGGCTTGTCTACTACTAAGGCTTCTAGATGTTGGGTAATTGCCGCCTCAATCTCTTGCAGCATTAGTACCCTCGCAATGAGTCCACAGTGAAAACGCGATCGCCGCTATACCACTGTGGAGCATCAGGCACAGCCAGCGGTTGATTATTTTGCGCCAAACCCAAATCAGCAATGCCCCTGACCAAATCTTTCAGGTAGGCAATCGACTCTTTATAACGCTGTTGCACATCCTCTCTCATCCGAATGCGATCGAGATTGTAACGGGCAATATCGCAGCACCGATTTCTCAGCACAACGGGCGTAGAAACCAGCGGCAAGCTGTAGCCTGCCGCCTGTAGATAGGTGTCAATTTCAGCGGTTGCATCATCTAGCCGCCGCTGAATTACCACCGTGTCCATTACCACCGAATTGGGATCATCCAAATTCGACAGCATGATGGTTTCATCGTCACCAAACGCCGTTACAAAGTCTGCGATCGTGGCGTAGCTTACCATCTACTCTTTTCCTGATTCTTCTGACTGCTTTCCTGGCTGCTTTTCTTTAGCAGCAGGCTTGACCTTTTCAATCAAGCCATCTGCCACTAGCAGCGCCGCCGCGTCGTCTTTGAAATCCACCAGGCTACCAGCCTCATGGATTTTGCGATCGCTCTGAAACCGTTGCAAAACGAGATAGCCCATTAGTTCACCACCGTTGTGCCCAGGAATCCAGCGCCAACTTTACCCGTTGCGCCCATGCCTACCAGTTCAGGGCTACGCTCTGCCCACACGGGGTAAACGAAAACGCCTTTATCGGCATCCCAGCGCTCTGGTTCTGCCATTGGGTAGCCATCCAAGACATACGTATAGGAGAACGCAGGCGTTTCTTTATCTAGTCCAGGCTGAGGCGTTAAATACCCCATTGAGTTAGTTGCCGCGTCGGGAACGTAGCCCAAAATAACGTTCTTACCCCAAATGTCAGCCAAGTTGTCGCTGTCATCAAGGTATTTGCCACCGCCAACCTTCACGCCACCTGGCAGGTCAAAGTACTGAGCAATCAAGCTCAAAGTCACTGAGTCGCTGCTGGTGTATTTGACCCGTTCGATAATCAACGGGTGATCCTTCAGTGCCAAAAACACTTTAGGACCAATAATCATCCGATTGGGATAGACCCCAATTTGGTCACGAACCGCCTCTTTCCAGTTGTTCAAATCCTGGCTGGGGTTAGAAGACGCGCTGGCGTAATTGTCCCAGCGATCGCCCGAACTCAATGCCACGGTGTTTGCTGTCTCATACTGTGCCGCTGTCTGCATCAAATCAGCCGTATCCTTCTCCAGGTTCAGCATGATCGACCGCATCGCTCGCTTAGGAGCATTGGCACGTAGATTAATCCGCGCCGCGCCATTGACCGCTTCCTCGGCTTCTTCCAGCGTCACTTCTTCAGCGATCGCATCCTGGTAAAGCTCAAAGCTGCGGTTGCCGAACTTGCTGCGCTTTCTGAGGATATCCCCACCAGGCGATCGCCGAGTTGGGTGCAACACAAAATCTTCTTTTCCAAAGGTAACAATCTTGCCAGCTCGCAGAGAGACAGGCACCGAGGGCGACAAAAAGCCAGCGGCAAACTCGGCTTGCTTATAGCCTTGAACAATATTCGTTAAAACTGGGTCGGCTACTCGCGCCTGACTCAAGGGCATGACTGGCATGAAAAAACTCCTATGCTGCTAAAACGTTGCTGAAACCTGAAACCTGAAACCTAAGAAGAAACCAGCTTGACGCGGATAAACTCAACCCCTGTACCCGTGGCAGTATCCAAAGCACGAGCGTTAATGATTTCGGCTCCAGTTGCGGGTCGTGCCTTGCCTGTTGCATCTGAAGTGAGCGGTAGGTCAATCGAAGCGATCGCCGCTCCCACTTCCACAATCGAAATCCCATCAGTGTCGATGGTGCGGCGATCGCCCGTCACGCCAGCCTGTTGAGTCACGCCAGCGGCGTAAGCACCGGATGCTGGATGGACTCCCGAACGATTAATAAATCGATTTGTTGCCACCGTTGCCGCCAACCTCACCGTTTCGGTAGACGTGACGAGACTTTGTAAGTAATAAGCGCTTGATTTTGCCATTGTCTATTCCTCTGCTATTGTTTTCCTTACTCCTCAGCTATTGCTTGCCTTACTCCTCTGCTACTGCTTGCAGTGCAGCAGTATATTTTGCTGAATCCTTAGAATCCCAACCTTGCTTTTTGCAGTACGCCACAGCCTTGTTATGCTCTGCTGCTGCGTCTGGGTCAAAACTATAGCCCTTGGGAGCGGCAAGGTCGATCGCCTCTAGGTCGGGCAATTCTCCCTTCACCTTTTCGCCAAATTCCACCTGTTTGGGTAAGCGCTTTAAAAGTCCTTTAAACCAATCCAATGGAGTGTGGTTTTTGTCTTCCGAAAAACTCAGTTCACCCGGTGAGCCAATGGATAAAAATTCCATAAATGCCACTACGTCTTCGTTAGGGGCGATCGCTGGAATCAGTTGACCTTTCAACCCTTCACAAAAGCTGCTAAATTCCGTTTTTCTTAGATCTGCCTCACGTAAGGCAATCTGCCCCTCTCGTGCTTTGAAGGCAACTTCTCGTTCATTGAGGGCACTTTCCCGCTGCTCTAGTTCGTCCATACGCCGCTCCCGCTCTGCATCGAATTCCGCGAGTAGGATGCCCGAATCGTGGGTCACGATTGATTCAGATAAGGTAACCAAGCCTTCCTCTGGTTCGTCAAACGTCAGCTCACTCAAACTCAGTGGACTCATGCCCTTTATCGCTGGTGGCGACTTGCCCAGTCCGGCAATATGCCGCAACGAGAGCTTTCCTGGAGTCGGATTAGTGGGCGATCCTCTTAAATAAATTGACGAACTCACTGACAGTAGCTTGCCATCACGCACCCATTGCACAAACTCAGGCGAGATTTTCTCAAACACGGCACGGAGGCGATCGCCCACTACTTTCAAGGCTTTGGGCGCACCGTAGGCAAACTCGCTGTGTGCTAACTGGCGATCGCCCATGCCTTTCGTATCGTGGCTGATAATCAGCGGCGCTTGGAAATGGCTAGGGTCATAGGTTGCCGCAATTTCTTCGAGGTCAGAGCGATTGAAGCTAACCGTGATGCCGTTGCTGCTGGTGTGTGTGCCAGTGCGAATGATTTCGATTTCTTTAGTGGACACGGGCAAAATCCTGGGTGCGATCGCCCGTCAGGATGCCCTCTAACTACCCTTAAACTCGTCGTTAATGTAGTCCGCCACAATCCGCCCAATCTCCCGCTCGTTCTCGTCGTTCGTCCCTAAGAACGGACGTGCAGGAA